GCGAGAACCGTCGAACCCCAGGACGATCGTGTCGCCGTCCGCCATAACCTTCGACGGGTCGGCGCACGCCGCCCACTCCGGTTGCGACAGCCACGCGTCCGAGGCGTGCGTGACCTGGTTCAGAAAATCCGAGCGGGACACCTGCGGGTCGCTGGTGGGGTCCCAAATTGTGGCGACCAGGTGATCGATGTCCACGTGCCCCGGCGGGCACGGCGGATCGTGGATCACACACCCGTCCGGGTGTCCCGACGAGTCCCCGTACGCCACCCGCAGACCCATGACCAGCGACTCCCGGTCGGCCATGTCCGTCTCCGGCGGCGCCTCACGATGGTCGTAGTACAGGCCATCGTCGCGGGCCCGGCCCTCCCGGATCGCGTTCCAGTACGCCGCAGACTGCTCAGCGACGCTGCCTTCACCGGGAATGAAGGCGTTCGGGGACTCGATGAACGACCCGCCGGTCTTGGCGGTGTTGTTCTTCACCTTCTGGAACAGGTTCAGCCCCCCGTTGGAGGCCACCCACTCCTCGGTCTGATCCAACACCGCGAACACCCACCGGCGGCCCTTCACCGTCCGCGCCGACGAGGTGATCGGCTCGATCTTCCCGCGGCCCGGCAGGTTCACGAACGTGTCCAGCGGCTCCAACCCCGGATACGCGTCGACCAGCGGCCCGTCACACATCTCCAGCAGCGGCGCCCACGTGTTGCCGGTCTGCTTCTCGCTGACCGCCAGCACACCGACATCCACCGTGCGGACCGTCGACCACGGCTTACCGACCGGCTGCCCGTCGGCGTCCCACCCGTCCGGCACGACCGGGCCGAGCGCCTCGGCCAGCGCCAGCGCCGCCAGGAACGGCGACTTGCCCCAGCCACGCGGCCGGGAGATCACACCCCGGCGGCGGCGGCGCCTGCCCGTCCGCGGGTCGATCTCGTAGAAGCGGAGGACGAAGTCTTCCTGCTCGGGGTACAGCTCGAACGGCTCGTACTCACCGCGGTCTGGAGCCGCCAGGTACTCGGTGATCCAGTCGATGACCGCGTATCCCAGCGTCGGCACCTCACCCGGGAAGCTGGGCTTCCACGGCATCGGTCAGCCGGTAGCGTCGCGGCGCTCCGGCAGCGCCTTCAAACCGCCCCTACGCTCCCGCGCCGACGGACGCACCGATCCGGCCCGCTTCTCCTCGGCCTCATCCGCCTGCGCGAACGTGATCCGCAACCTGGCTCGGTCCTCCGGCGTCGCGCCGAACTTGGCCACCCGCAGCCGCAACTCGGCCGCCAGCTTCACCTCACCCCGCCAGAACCGCGCGTGAATCACCGCGGTGTCCAGCAACTCCGACCAGTCCGTGGCGGTGAACTCGTCCGACAGCGGCGACTCGGCCCACATACGCCACCACTCCCGGGTCCGCGCCGGCCACACGAACTCGGTCAGCTCACCGTCCTGCTCAACCTCGAACGTCGGCAGCTCCGGCTGCGGCACTGGCTCGGCAGTGATGACCTTCAGCGGAATCGGGTCCTTGTTGCGCCTGGCCCGGCGGTTCGGGTCCTTGGGGCGCGGCCCGGTGACGGTCAGACCGCCGGGGACGTGCGTGGTGTACCCGGCCGCCGACTCCGCGGCCGACGGCGGCACGGCGAGCTGGTCGAGCAGCCCCTGCGCCACGAGCACGCGCCGTCGCGCGTCCGCCGT